CAAAAGCCAAAGCATATGCTGATTTAGCAAAGCAGATTCGGCCTATTGATGAGGTGATTGGCGAGCCATTCAGAGGAAATGATGGCCTTATGTATTCGCGTCTGAAGTCTGGCGGTACTATCCCATTCAAGGGTGTATCTCCAATGGATAAACCAGTTGGTGAGCCATTTAGAGGTGCTGATGGTAATGTTTATCAACGCACTGAGTCTGGCGGTGTTAAGTTATTTGCTGGAGGAACAGTAAAGCCCGCAGCTAAACCTAGCGGCCAACCACAGCAGCAACTGGTTGATGGCAAGGCTCAGATGGTCCAGTATTTTGATGACGGAACATATAAAGTGGTGTCAGGCGTTGGTCAAGTCGCTAAACCGCAAGGCGAGCCAAGAATGCAAATGATTGGTGGCGCTCCTAAGATGGTCCAGTATTACGATGATGGAACAAGCAAAATACTTGAAGGTGTATCGCAATTTAATCCACCATCTACATCAATTACTGATGTTGAGTTTTTAACTGGTAAGCCATTGGCTGGATCCGGTGCTGCTGGAATTGCAAAAGTTCAAGATTATCGTAAGTCTGGAGCAACTAGCGTATCCATCAACACTGGTGAAAAAGGATTTAAGAACGAATTTGACTTGAAAAAGGAATTCACTAACGAGCCTGTATACAAAGAATTCCAGAGCATGAATAGTGCATTCAAGCAAGTTCAAGAATCACTCAAGAAAGAGAATCCAATTGGTGATGTTGCGGCTGCAACCAAGATTATGAAATTGCTAGATCCTGGATCAGTAGTGCGTGAGTCTGAGTTGGGTATCGCTATGGCAGCAAGCGGGAAGATGGACCGTCTGACTAACTACGTTGATATGTGGAAAAAAGGCACTCTGCTTACACCTAGCCAACGTACTGATTTTGGTTCGCTTGCGAATGAACTCTATAACGCAGCTGCTAATTCATACAATGCAAAACGCGCTGAGTACGCTGCATTTGGCAATAAGTACGAGATCGATGCCACTACAGCACTCGGAGGAACTGCTCCAGTGTTTACATTCGCTCCACCAGCAGGAGCAGCCGGTGGTGCTAGTAGACCACCATTGAGTTCAATCATCCGACCAAGAGGAGCACCATAATGGCTGGAGAAAAATCAGGTTGGGAAGAGTGGAAAGATTTGAACGCTCAAATCTTGGAGGCAAAGAAGGCTAACTACACTGACGAGGAAATTACTCAGTTCTTGCAGACTCAGCCTACTGTTGGACCGCAAGTAAAGACTGCACTTGAAAACAATTACGCTGCACCTGACATCATCAAGTCAATCATGGAGCGTAGGTCGCCGTCATTTGAGCAGGGCGCTCAGAAGTCCACTACAGAGAGGGCGGCTCTTACTGCTTTGCAAGGACCTACTCTAGGTTTTTACGATGAGTTAGCTGGTGCAGTTGCTGCACCTCTGCTTGCGTACCAGCAAAACATCCCATTAAGCCAGGCATATCAGCAACAGCGCGACGTTGTGCGCGGTGCAACTGAATCCTACATGAAGGAAAGTCCCTGGTTATCTGCTGGATTGCAGGGTGCAGCGTCACTCCCATTGGCAATGTCTAACCTAACAAGCAGAGCAATTGGTGCGGCCGCACGTCCAATTGTGTCTGGAGTTGAGGCAGTGGCTCCACGAGTAGCAGCCAATATACAAGGCATAGGCAGATACCTAGCTGGTGCTCCTGCCGCTGGTCAGACTATGGGTATGGGTCAGCGCATGGTGCAGGCCGGTACTGCTGGCGTTGGATATGGCCTGGTAGGTGGCGCAGGATCTTCAACTGGTGAGGATATGGGACAGATCACCCAGGACGCGCTAAAGAGTGCAGCCATTGGTGGCGTACTTGGCCCTGTAAGTCAGCCGGTTATGGCTGTACTTGGAGCCGGTGGCAGGCAAGTCATGGCGCGGGTATCTGACACGGCAGCATCACGCTATGCCCAGCAGAAGGTTGCCGAGGCGTTGCTGCGCGATACGCCACCAGATCTATTGCAAAGCGCACTTACTATGTCTCAGGCGCGGATGGGTAAGTTAGGACCAGAGGCGCGTATTGCTGACGTTGGAGGCGCTAACGTGCGCGGCTTGCTGGATACCCTGGCGACCCTACCTGGTGAGACTAAGCAGGCGCTGGAGCGTGCTATCCGCGAGCGCCAAGCAGGACGTGCAGGACGCTTGGTATCTGCCGCTGACGAGGCTTTAGGAACGCAAGGCGCTCAGTTCCAGCAAAGCCTGGACGCATTCAACACCATGCGTAAGGACCAGGCGCAACCTTTCTACGATGCCATTAAAAACGCCAGCGTGACAGTTGATGACAATCTACTCACGCTGCTGCAAAAATCTAAAGACTTGCAGGGTGGCGCGGAGACTTTATTCCGCAGGCAGACGGGTAATGAGATCAACCTGGGGAACCTTAAAAAAGGCGATGTCGTACCCATGACGGTGCTGGACTCTGTCAAGCAGTCGCTGTACGACGCGGCACAATCAGCCAAGCAATCAGGCAGCGGAAACCAGGCAAAGGCCATTGACGATATCCGCGTCAACCTGACCAGTTTCCTGGTTGACAAGTCGCCAAAACTAGGCGGTCAGTCGGCCTACAGGCAAGCGCTGGATAAGTGGGCAGGACCGTCGCAAATGATGGATGCAGCAGAACTCGGTCGCAAGGCAATGACGGGCGACATTGTCAATTTCAAACAGGAACTTGGTACGTTGTCTGGATCAGAGATTGATGCATTCCGCATTGGTGCGTTGCAGTCATTACGCCAAAAGACAGGCACAGAGGCCGGTCAAACGTCACTGCTGAAGATGTGGAAGGAGCCAGCTACCCAGGAACGCCTGAAAGCTGTATTTGAAGGCGACTACCGCAAGTTTGCTGCTGCTGTAGCCCAAGAGGCACGACTGAAAGGTCTGGAGTCTGCTGGCCGTGGATCGCAGACTGCAGCACGCCTGGCTGGTATGTCTGACCTAGATATCGCTCCTGCTATGGCTGCTGGTCAGTCTGTAGCGAGTGGCAATATTCCAGGAATGATTACGTCAGCAGTTGGCATGGCTAATAGGATCAGCACGCCAGAGCCGGTGCGCAATCAGATGGGACAGATCCTGCTATCGCGTGAACCACAAGCGCTAAACGATTTGATAATGCAACTACGCCGTCAAGGTGAGGCTCGATCACGGGCTGCTGGTCTTGGTGGATTTACTGGTGGCGGTATTGGTAGCAATCTGCAACCATATGGTTCTGGACTACTTGGGGATTGAGTAAAAAGCCGCCATCAACGGATCAACCTTAATCTTCCTGCGCTTGCCACGCTCACGCGCCAGCCGGAAGTCCTTGTCCTCCTGGGACTCACGCTCACGCACTCTCTGCACGCGCTCATACCCTGAGTAAGCCGCAGGACGTGGGACGTCTGTCCCTATCCCCCAGGCGTAGACCCTGGCAATCGTCCCCTTGGTGCGCGACCAGCCTGCGACGTAGACCTGGCCGCGCTCATGCATCCTCTTCATATTGTTCTCAACTGCACGCGCAGACAGGAACACTACGCCGGCCAACTCCTTACAAGTCATTGGGCGCTTTTTGAGTGCCTGCTCGATTTGTTTCAGTCTAGTGGGGTTCATGTTCGCTACATCAATAAGTGTTAGATTCCACGCAACTTTGTGGAGTCACCATGCAACCTAAAGTTTCCCGTGAAGAGTTTATCAATGTCTGGAAGCGTTTTGGATCTTGCTCTAAAGTCGCTGAACACTTGGATGTTACTGAGCGTTCTGTCAATAATCGACGGCGCAGAATTGAAAAGGATACCAACCAGCCATTGATTGGATTTGATGAGAGGTCGCAAAAATACTCTCAGTATCAGCCAATCCAGACGTCGCTGAACCGAGTGGATCTCGGCATCCTCGACCAGACCATAATCGTTTTCAGTGACGCGCATTTCTGGCCTGGCGAGTACACCACGGCATACCGTGGCCTGCTTTGGGCAATCAAAGAACTCAAGCCGCACGCAGTCATCTCTAATGGAGATGCATTCGACGGGGCTACTATCAGCAGGCACAACCCGCTGGGATGGTCCAAGACTCCTAGCGTAATAGAAGAACTCAAGGCGGTGCAGGCCCATCTTGGCGAGATTGAGGAAACGGCCAAGGCAGCCAGGCACAATGTAAAGCTGCTGTTTACCTGGGGAAATCACGATACACGCTTTGCCAATAAGCTGGCGTCCCAGGCTCCGCAGTACCGTGAAGTGCATGGGTTCAAGCTGCAGGACCATCTGCCAGCCTGGGAGTTTGCCTGGTCTGTTTGGCCGACAAATGACTGCATCATTAAGCACCGCTACAGATCCGGCATCCACGCTGCCCACAACAACACGGTCAATGCTGGAATAAGTATTGTCACCGGACACTTGCACTCTTTGAAGGTAACTCCATTTTCCGATTACACCGGTAATAGATATGGTGTAGACACTGGAACGCTTGCTGAACCCTACGGTCCACAGTTTGATTATGGCGAGGGTAACCCGCTGAACCACCGGTCCGGATTTGCGGTCCTGACATTTAAAGGTGGTAGGATTTTGTGGCCTGAGTTGGTTCATAAGTGGACTGACGATCAGGTAGAGTTTCGCGGTCAGATCATCAACGTTTAAGGAGTTTTCTATGTTTTCATTCACGGTAATCATTAACAATTCCACTGAGGTGGAAATCGACAGCGATCAGGAATCTTTGGTCGATTGCTTTCAAGATGGAGAAGAGTACGAGTACGACGAAGAGGCAGATTGCTACTGCTGGTTCGATGCTGAGTACGATGCTTGGTACTGGCTGAACGAAGAGACAGGCGAATGGTTATTGGTTGAAGACGACGAGGCAGATTGGGGCGATGACGAGGAAGAGTACGACGACGAAGAAGAAGAAGCCGAAACGGCTTAATAATCCGGAATCAGCGCCAAGGCATCGTTCACATATTCCTGTATCTGAGACACGGCCTGCTCAAGAGGCAGGCCGTGTTTTCTATTTGAGCGCAACACTTGATTGATCTCTTGCAGGGTCTGCCAAGCGTAGCCCGAGTGGATCGCCTTGATGGCCTCCTGTTCGTCTTGAAATGTCGCTGTTATCTGCATTTTTTACCTCTTTGATTGTCACTCTTTCCATCGTCGAGAACCGGTGGCCGTTAGCGCACTCATATCGGCGGTAGGTTTCGTTGTCGTATTTGTGCCGAGTCTCAAGGACCCTTGTCCACGCCTGGCACTGTTCTTTGGGGCAGATCACGAATTTCTCCCCTTTAGCAACTGCTTAACGGCGCGGATTACAACGTGTATTTCCGGTGTCCATTTATCAATCTCCTCATCTGTCAACCCTACCCACGCCACAGACTCCTGCGCTACACCGCAATCACACGGCCCCAGAGAGTACGCTGGCCCGTTATGCACCGCACAGTCAGACCAATGCAACTTGTCCGCAGCCATTTGTCGTTTTGAATAAAATCCGGTCATAGCATTCCACCTTTCAATGTGATGCAAGTACCCTCAATCAGCGTGACCATCTGACCACCTTTGAGCGCCATCTTTTGTAGATTTTCTTTCTGCACTTCTACTGATGCGCGGCATTGCTGCTCTGACTTGTAGGAGGCAAGCGCCTGCATGAATTCGCAGTTCCCATTCATGCAGATAAACAGAACGGGTATGTAAATGATTGAGATCATGGTAGTTTGCACTCCTGGGTAAACATCGCGGCGACAGTGCCGCACATAGGCTCATAGCTATAGTAGCCCCAGGCCATGCAGACTGCGGCTATGACTGCCGTGACACCTATGAAGAAGAACACGCTGGCTATCAGGCCAAGGACAATGCTTGCCCAGGACTCAATCTCATTGTCATCCATGATTTGTACTCCGGTGAATCAAACACAAACAGCATGGCGCAGAGCGCCAGCACGATCAGGCTAATTAGCTTTGGCATACGCCAGTTCGGTCTGTATGGACTTCAACTCCTGGCGTAGGATCTCCATCTCTTGGTCCAGACGTTTTTGTGCAGTCTCAGCACCACGCGCCCAACCTGCCAGGGCAGCCTCAGTGCAGGCCGTATGCAGGACCGTGGCCAGGTCACCGCGCGACAGGATGCCAAAGTCACCGACGGCAGGAAGGTGCGCGAACACGGTGCGCTTGATTTCGATTTCTAGTGGATTCATCATAGGAACCACCACGAATTGAGTACACAGTAAAGTGCAGTAAGGATTGCGATAGTGAGTGCCGCGTCATACATAGCTTGTTTCATGCTCCGACTCCAATTTGGTGGGTATATGCCAAGTAGTGGTTCTGCGCCATCACCTGGTTGCGCTCATTGTCCTGCTCACGGCGGCGAACCACCAGGCGCTGAACATAGGACCGGTGAGGTACGGGTGACCCGTACGACATAGGCTCATGGAAGAAGTTGCGCTGGTGCAATTCCGACTCGCGCAAAAAGGCTTCTGGATTCTCGCGCTGCAAGCTGGCGGCGACCTTGTCAATCTGGTCGCCTCCGAAGCAAGCGGCAGCTTTAAGCTGGCTGCGTTGGTAGTCTGTGAGTTTCATTACGTTCTCCTGCTGTTGATGACGAAGTAATCATCTCATACATGACGACAACAGCAGTTGCGAAATGGGGTAGGGAAAACACCTACACATTTCAGCATAGAATCAGTCATCTAGGAGTTGACAATACCATCATGGAATCCACTACACAACAAGCAATCAGGGCCATCCGCGAGAAAGCGGAACGGTCCGGTTTCACTTTATCTGATGTCGCCTACGCGGCAGGCATTGACAAGGCTCAGGTGAGCCGCTGGTCTACCGGCAAGGTCGTTCCACTCTATAACGCCGTTATCAATCTGCAGGAGGCTTGCGACGCTTTGGTGGAAGCCAGGCTGCTGGCGTTGCAGAAGGAGCGTGAGCAATGAGTTTCGTCATCGGCATCGACCCAGGCATCAGCGGAGCCATTGCTAGATTTGATTGGTTTACCCAAAGCCTAGTGGAAGTCATCGATATGCCTACGCTTGAAGTGGACTCGGGCAAGACGAAGAAGCGTCACATCAGCGCTTCAGGCTTGCGCGATATTCTGGTTTGCTATCCAACCGCGCACGTCGTGATTGAACGAGTGGGTGCTATGCCTGGTCAGGGCGTCACCAGTATGTTTAACTTTGGGCGCAGTGCAGGCATCATAGAGGGCGTTGTGGCCGCGTTAAGGATGCCGCATACCTACGTCACTCCTGCCACATGGACGAAGGCTGTTGGACGCGCAGCGGGTAAGGATGCCAGCCGCATGAGGGCTATGGAATTGTTCCCCGCAGCTAAAGCTGAGTTGTTCAAGCGTGCGAAGGATGATGGCCGCGCAGATGCTGCATTGATTGCCTACTGGTACATCACAAAAAATGCTTGACCAACTCAGAACTATGCGCGAGCACATCATCTGGCTGGGAACTCAGCTAGAGAAAGAGCGCGAATCATCACGCGATAAGACTGTCCTGCTCAAGCGCCTACTTGACCCTGATGACCTGGGTCATGCGGTCACCAACGAGGTACGCAAACAGGCATACGTAATCATCAGCAACGACCACGAAAGAGAGAGAGAAAAATGGAACGGATCAAACTAAGGCCGAGTGCAGCGTCACGCTGGATGGCGTGCCCTGCTAGTGTCCACCTGTCGGTCGGCATTCCTGAGTCGCCAAGTGGTGAAGCAGCCCAGATAGGCACTGCCATCCACGCGCTGGCCGAACTCTGCTGGCAGACAGAGGATGACCCAAAGAACTACATCAACAAGATGGTTGAGCAGATCGTCATCACCGAGCAAAACGCGGAATTTGCGCAGCTACACCTGGACACTATCAAGCGCCTAGAGACTGACTTAGGTCGTGTCCTTGTGGAGCAGCACGGGACAGTGCTAAACACGATGCAGATCTCTTTGGCTGGGACGTGCGACGTTGTTGGGTACAGCGTCAAGGACTCCATCATCGAGATCGTTGACCTCAAGACGGGCCGCAACTACGTTGACGCTGACTCTGCTCAGTTGAAGATTTACGCGTTAGCAATGATGCGTGAGTTAGGCGACTTTCAGACCATCAGGCTGACCATTGTCCAGCCCCAGGTTGGTGCTAACCGCACTCACGAGATGAGCCTGTACGACTTGCTGCAGTGGCGCGATAACGAACTTATGAAGGCGGTAGCTGACATCAGCACCATGAACGCCTACCCGACCCCGTCACGCGATGCCTGTAAGTATTGCCCTGCCAAGCTACACTGCCCAGCCCTGCGCGAGAAGGCTTACGCGTTGCCGCTGGCTCCAACCAAGGAACTGAGCGAGAGGGAGATTGCCACCTGGTTGGAGCAGGGCGAACTGGTGGAGGCGTTCTACGAAGAACTCAAGAAGGTGGCGACTAAGCGCCTGGAGGATGGCGCTGCAGTGCCAGGCTGGAATCTGGTTCCGAAACGCGCAATCCGCAAGTGGAAGCCAAACATTGAATTGCATTTGCATTTGCGTCTTGAACTTCATCAAATGTACAAACAAGAAATGATTACGCCAGCGCAAGCTGAGAAATTACTGAGCAAAGATGACAGGCATCTGCTCGACGATTTGACAGAGAAAGTGTCCTCTGGACTGACTCTGGCAAAGATGTTGGAATCCTCCGACATCTAACACTGTGCTAACGCACGCAACTTAGGAAACTGAAATGCTAAATCTTTCAAATAACAATGGATCGGGTAACTCTTACATCCGCTTTGCTCCCCAGGCTAACGCTTGGACAAACCGCGACGGTGAGGAAATCCAACTTAAGAAGGTGGTCATGGACCTGGACTCGGTGCAGACCGGCTGGCTTATGATTGGTGCTGGTGTACGAGACTGGCAGCCGGATGAGGTGCTGGGCGCTAAGTCTCAGTCGCCAGGGGAAGGGTACAAGAGGGGCTTTGTGGTGACGCTGTACTCAAAGGAGCTCGGCCTGGTCGATTGGAGCGCCAACGCTTACGGGCCATGTAAAGGATTCGAGAAGATCTACAACGAGTGCGATAAGGCTGCCGGCGATAACGGTGGCAAGCTACCGGTTATCGAGTATGTAAACAGCACCGCCGAGAAGGTTGGCAAGGGCAACACCCGAGTCCCGAACTTCAAATTGGTTAGCTGGGTTGCGCGTCCCGCTGGTATGAACGCGGATGGCGGTGACGAGTTTGAGCCGGAGCCAGCGCCAGCACCTGTACGCAAGGCGGCCAAGCCTGCGCCTGCACCCGTGATGGATGACGAAGAATTTTTCTAACCAGTAGTCTGGTGGCCGGTGGCTGATCCCCACCGGTTTTTTTTCCTCTAAAAATTGAGAACAAGAAAATGGACACTGAAACAATAGCCAAAGCCCTTGGCAACGCCAAGCAAATTAACGGGAACTGGCTTGCGAGTTGCCCTGTAGCTGGTCACGGACGCGGCAACGGTGATAAGAACCCAAGTCTCAGCATCAAGGAAGACAATGGCAAGCTGCTGTTTCACTGCCACGGTGGCTGCGACCAGCATTCGGTATTTGACGCTGTCAGGGAACGCAACCTATTGCCAGCACTCCAGCGCCAGGAGTACAGTCTCGCGCTTATCAAAGGTGAATTGATGACAATGCCAACGCTGGAGCAGGAGTGGGAGTACAAGGACGAGTCGGGCGAGACGTTGTTCGTCAAGCGAAGATTCAAGACTAACACTGAGAAAGGTAAGACGTACAGCTTGCACAAGGTTGATGCCGCGGGAAGACGCCAAGCAGGCTTAACCGGTGCACGGATAGTGCCTTACCGGCTGCCGGAACTCATCAATGCTAGGGAATCCGGACGAGCCATCTACCTGGTGGAGGGTGAGAAGGCAGCGGATGCATTGGTAAGCATAGGCGCCATTGCTACAACGTCCCACGCTGGTGCAAGCCACTGGCCGGCAGACATCACCCAGTATTTCGACGGTGCTGTAGTGATAGTGGTCCCAGACTGCGATTTACCTGGTTGGAAGTATGCCAAGCGGGTGGTGGAGGCATTGCTTCCTGTAGCCAAAGCAATCCGAGTCCTGGACCTGAACCTACCGGAGCTCGGTGATGACGCTTACGAGTGGGTAGCAGACGGCGGTGACCGAGCGCAGTTAGCTGCAAAGGTTAGGGAGCTGACGGTGGTCACCACCATAGATCAGGTCATTACGCCTGAGTGGATTGAGCCAGCAGAGGTGGTGGTCACCGACATCGAGCCAGAAGTTAGCACGGACGTGCCAATACTGGTTCCACGGCAGCTGCTCAACATCGAGGCTTGGGATGACATTGAGGACGAGCCGGTGGAGTATTTAATTGATGGGGTGCTACCGAAACGCGGCTTTATTGCCCTGTTCTCACCGCCTGGTAGCTACAAGTCATTTGTGGCAATGGACATGGCCGAGTCAGTAGCTACGGGCAGGCCGTGGATGGGGCGCGAAGTTCCGACGCCTGGGGGAGTGCTAATCATTGCGGGTGAGGGGCATGGTGGCATAGGCGCTCGCATCCGCGCTTGCAAGAAGCACAACAAGACTCCAGTTGGAGCCGAAATCTATGTTCTGAGAGCTGCCATTAACCTGAGATCTAGCGCGGAAGACTTTGATTTGCTGGTGTCATCCATTAAGGAATTGATTGAACGCACTGGTGTCCAGTTTGAACTGGTGCAGATTGACACTCTTGCTAGGGCGTTTGGCGGTGGACAGGAAAATAATTCTGAGGACATGGGGGCTTTTATCCATAACATGGGACGGATTCAACGCATATTGAATTGCGCCTTGATGATCATTCATCATGCAGGAAAGGACTCTAGTAAAGGCTTGCGTGGCCATAGTTCATTGTTAGCTGCAGTGGACACTCAACTGGAACTGATGAAGATTGACGCTCCACCTGATCCGGCAAGCGAGATAGCTGGCAGGGGACTGATCCTAATCAGCAAGATGAAAGATGGCCAGGATGGGGTGAAGATAGGCTTTGAGATGGTCAAGGTGGAGATTAAGGGCAGCGCACTAGGCATCAGCGACGCGCAGATTAGCCTGGCGGTCAGGGCCAGTGACGAGGCGCTGAAGCAGGAGATGCAGCAGCAATCCATAGAGCGCCAGGCCAAACCTAGAAAGTTGCAGGAGAACCAGCAGGCAGCGCTAAACGCAATCCACGACGCCATAAAGAAGAATGGGCATATGACAAACGTCGGTGAGGAGCGCCATAAGACGGTGTCGGTGTCCGAGTGGAAGGAGGAATTTGCCAAGTTGAAGGGTGACAGCAAGTCAATCGATAGCGACTTTTACCGTGGCAAGAAAGCGATGTTCGCCAAGAAGCTGGTCGGGTATCACGAGACGGATGTAGCGAATTACTGCTGGGTGATCTACCGCGATGATGACAAAGATGAGCCGTTTGTGGCATCAGTTTGATAGGCAACTTGCGAAGTTGACTATTGGAATATAGGCAGTTGCCTATGTACTTATGTTGTGAATATATGGGCAACTCAGTAAAATATAGGCAGTTGCCTATGCTGCAAGTTGCACAGGAATAGGTAAAAACCTAGTCAACTTACAACTTCTTGCTTAATGCAAGAAGTAAGTTAACTAGGTTGACTACCTCGGAAAGTTGGTAT